GTCACCGCTTGCCAGGCCGGCGGCGCTGGAGTAGTCGGTGTAATTGCCTGAGGCGGTGAGGCCTGATAATTCACCTGAGCCTGAACCGTTAACGATCTGGGCTTCCACCTTCTCGTTAATTTCACGCTGGAGGTCGTCGTTAATGAAGGTGGCGATGTTTGCATTGTCCTCGAGCATCTGCTCAGTCATCTTCACCCAGCCCGCGATGGTCTGAACCACGCCAGTCTTGATAGTGCTTTCCCAGTTGCTTTCAGGCTTTGCAGCACCTTCAGCGGTGACTGCCGGACCGGTAGCAGTGAGGGTAGTCTTGCGCACGATCTTAACGTACTGGTAAGATCCTGAGTCCACGGTAATATGCGGGAATAGGCTCTCAATGTTTAACACTGCGGTCGGGTCGGTTACAAGTCCAAGCTCGGCAGGGCGTGCGATGGTGGTGCGGGTGGCACTGTTAGCGGCCTGAGTAGTCTGCGGAGCGGCGGCTAGTTCAAGTCGGAACTGCATTGTATCGCGACCCTTGGCTGCCTTCTTGGCTTCTTCGAAGCCCTTAGCCATAATGAACTGCTCGCCGAGGGACTTATTCAGGTTTTCAGTAGAGGCTGAGGCCGGTGCGGTGGCTCTCTGCTGAAGTGCGGCGAGTTCAAGGCGCATAGCTTCCTGCTTCTCTGATAAAGTCTTAACGATGTCATTAGTAGCTGCCTGACTCTTTTCCATGCCGGTCAGCTTTTCGCCGACTTTTTCGACGTTGGTCAGGATCTGAGTCATTGCATCATTCTGCGGGGTATCTGCCATGATTTTTTCCTTTTATTTGGTTGATAAGATGGTTTTTAAGCGTTCATTAATTGCGTTGAGTCCTTCCGTCTGAGCTTTTTCAGCATCCCGCTGAGAGGCTTCGGCAAGGATGACGCCCTTGGCGACGCTAATGAGTGTCTTAGCTTCCGATGCTGGGAGTCCTGCATCCCGCAGATAATTCTCGAAGTCACGAAGGCTTTTAACGTTGGCGGCATCCATTTCCGCCTTATATGTAATTATGCGGGCATTTTTGTCCGCTGGGAACGTGCAGAGGCTAACTTCTTTGATGTCTCTCACGTTTTTTATGTGCCTGATGTCCTGGTCATCCAGTTCCATATCCTCGCTTAACATCCGGATGGACACGCTCAGGCCGTCGATGGTGCCGAACTTGATGGCCTCATACAAGTCACGCCCCTGCTGGACATTGAGGTTAAGCTGTCCGGAGATGCGCAGGCCTCTGTCGTCTACATCCAGGTCTGTCCACTTCCCCACCGGAACACTGTCCCAGCAGTTGTGATTGTAAAACATTTTCGGCATGAGTGCCTCGCCGGATCTCACCTTGGCTAAAAAGCTGTCATACGCGCCAGGCTCGATAGTGTCGTCGTAATAGTCCACGCCACCGAACACTGACGCATAGCCGTGAAGGTAGCCCTCGCCCTTGGTTTCGTCGGTAATGAGCTCGGTCTTTAGAGTATAAATTGCCATTGTCTGCTCCTTATTGCTTAACCGGCTTCTCAGGTACCGGTGTCTGTGGTGTCTGTGTGCGGTCGGCTTCTCCCAGCTTGTCCACCGGGAAAAGGTTATTCTGTGCAGTGAGCTCGTCAGCTCCTTCTATACGGCTGTAGCCATCTTCACGGCGGAGCTCGTTCCTGGTGCGTAGGCCGTTCTGTGCGTAGCTTGTCTGCATGCTGATCCTGGTCTGGTCACTCATACGCTTCAGGACTGACGTGCGGAATTTCACGCGGATACGCGGGTTCTTGACCAGCTTCTGCTGAAGCACCTGCTCCAGCTCGACGCACATCGGCAAAATGGTTGTCTCATAAAAATAATTACTGAGGTCTACCAGCTCCGTAGCTTCTCCTGTGAGAAGCCCGTACGGGATTCCGAACCAGCGGGCGAACTCCTTAACGATGTACTCCCTGGTTTGAAGCAGTTGAGTCTCCGCAGGGCTCAGGCCGATGTTCTGGAACTTCACACCCTGAGGGAGGAACGGGATGCCGAGCTGGGCGTTCTGCATCTCCTGGAAGTTCTCTAAGAACGTTCTAATCTGAGTGCGATTAAGAAGCGGGTTCTCAGAGTATAGTATCCCGTTAATGCGCCCCTTGTTCTTGAAGACGTCGGCGCTGGTTTCCTGTGCCTTGACCGCTTCATCCAGGGTAGTGCGGGCGAAATCCATGGTCGCAAGCCCCACGATGCCGTTCCCCATTCCTTTCCAGTGAGCTATCTGCTCAGGAGTGTAGTCCAGGATGGTGTTATCGCGGGAGTAGTATCTGTAAATTATCGCGCCGTTTACGTCGATGATGACCTTCACCTGTTCCGGATTCAGAGGAGTGAGCGCGGCAATGTAGTCGGCACCCACGGCCTTATCCAGGCGAATGTAAGCATTACCATGTAGGAGGTAGTCAAGGGTCAGCGCTCTGAAAAAATCGGCCGGTGTCATGTGTGCATTAGGTCGCTCGTTCAGGAGCTCGTATATTTGACCGCTTCGCACAAGCTTGGTGTTGCCTTCGCTGTCCACCTCTCTCAGCAGGTCACACGGCAGACATGCCATGGCCTTGACGATCTTCTGAGTGCACTCCCAGATCGCAGGAATCTGGAGCGCCGTATTCACCGTCGCCGCGGTGGCCGTAGGGAAGATCGGGGCGATGGGCTTGGTGGCCTGCTCGCCCTTATAATCTCCGAGTAAAGACTTAATCCAGCTCCACATGAGCGCCTCCCGTTTATAGTTTAAACTGTGACCAGTCGATAGGACGGTCATTATCGTTATTATCGATGTAATTTTGTTCGATTGCAAGCTGGATAGCCTGATTTAATGCCATTATGAGCGCTACCGCACCATCGATTTTATCCCCGGATTTTTCTTTCCTCGGGTAAACGTTCTCCTTCGCATCCTGATGGCACACCACATTACCCAGCATCCACTCCATGACGGGGTTCGGTGCGAAGTGAATGCGGTGCGCATATATAAGCGCCTGAAGCTGTTTCATAGGTTCCGAGAGGTTTTTCAGGCTCTGAAAAAGCTCCACCATGGGAAGCCCCGAAGCGAGTAGGTCCTGTGACATCTGCGTCGCCTGCATCGGGTCGAAGGCCAGACTTAAGGGCTGATACTGTACCACGTCTCTCTTGATGTCTTCCTGAATTGCCGCGATGTTGGTCACTGAGCCCGGTGTTGTCTTGATGTATCCATCCCTCCACCATCCGTCATATGCCGGATTATCTGAGTTAATGACCGCCTCCGCCGGGAGATAAAAGTCATAAAAGACATAGTACTCGACCTCCATCGTCTCGGGATTCAGACGCCAGAACAATTTAACTATGGCAGACATGTCCAGCTTGCTGGCCAGGTCGATGCCGTAGATAACGTATTTGTCCTTAAATCCCGCTGCTTCAGGAGTCTGCTCAGTCATGTCGAAGCATAGGCGGACGCGCTGCATGTCCAGCCACTGGCTGTCTGAGTTAACCCAGATATTGAGATACTTCGTGAGGTAATTTTTCTGAGAGCTGGTACTTACAAGCGCCTCATTCCGTGCCTGGTATATGGTATCCGCCTTCACGCTTATTTTCCAGTTCGGATTAGCTTTCAGGATGGCCGTGTCACTTTTCCAGTCGTCATCCGCATCCGGTGCGTAGATTATTCCGAAGAATCGCGGGTCGTCTACAGTTTCTGAGAGGATTCCCGCGGTCATCCGGCGGACGTCCATGCAGATGCCATGAAGTAAGAAGCCCGCGGTGGTTATCGAGATGATCATCGGCTGGTCACGCTTACCGATTGACGAGTTCACGACGTCGTACACGAAGCGCGTTTTATGAGCGTGAAGCTCGTCGATAATTCCTAGGTGGGTGTTAAGTCCGTCAAGGGTATCCGCATCAGAAGACTGTGGCAAAAATTTGCTGTTAGTGCCCACCACGATGATGCTATGAGTGAGACAAGTCACTCCATAATACTCTTTAAGCGCCTTATTCCCGCGGGCCATGGCCAGCGCATCATTGAAAACAATTTTCGCCTGGTCCTTCTTAGTTGCGAAGCTGTATATATCCGCGCCTTTTTCCCCGTCGGCGCATAGCATGTAGAGGCAGATGACTGAGCATAGTGTACTCTTGCCGTTTCCTCGGGCCACCTCGATATAGGCTTTTATGAACCGGCGGTGGCCTTTTTCGTCTATCCAGCCGAATAGGTTGACCAGGATAAAGCACTGCCAGTCTTCCAGGTGGAGGCGCTCGCCGGCCTTCGGGCCTTTGACGTGAGTCAGGCACTCAGCGAAGGCGCATATATGATGCGCTCGTTTTTTTGAATACTTGAAAGGGAGCTTCTTGGTGCCCTGCTTCTCCAGGTCGTTCAGCATTCGCTGGCAGGCGAGCTTCTCATAACGGCCCGCCGTCTTTTTTCCCGATAACACGGCCCTGGCGTATCTTAGGGCCTTCTGAGTGTAGTCAAGGCTAGGCATTACAGTCCCTCGAATGGATTAGCGGGCCCCTGCGGAGCTCGTACCAGGGAGACTTTACTCCGGCTCGCCGGCGTGAATCCCAGCTCCGTCTCGAGTTGTCGAAGGGTCGCTGCGGTCTGATTAAGCGCCCGGAGCATCGGATTGACCGCCAGACTGCCGTCTTCAGCTTCCTGAATGGTACCCTCGCGCTTAATTGCCGCCGATACCACGATAAATTGGTCATATAAAACCACCCACCGGCTGAACACCGCGAAGTCCAGCGTCGTGAGCATTCCCTCAGGCGCCTGGTCCAGCGCGTACGTCCAGATAGCCTTAGCTGACTCGGTAAGGTAGTCCGGAGGGAGCACCGTCTTGAGTTCTCCGGCCGGTTTCGGCTCTGCCGTCGGCGTTCGGCATCTCTGAAGTGTGCCCTGGAGTTTCTTGAGGGCTGTGGGCTTTCTCGGTCTTCCGCCCATTGGTTCCTCCTTGTCTCCGGGCTTCCGGAGGGTAAAAAGGTGCATTTTGCACGTGTGTACGTAAGGG